CGCGTCGGCGAGGTTCGCACCGGCGAGGTCCGCGTCGGTGAGGTCCGCGTCGGCGAGGTTCGCACCGGCGAGGTCCGCGCCGGTGATGTTCGCGTCGGCGAGGTTCGCGCCGGTGAGGTTCGCACCGGCGAGGTCCGCGCCGGTGAGGTTCGCACCGGCGAGGTACGCGTCGGTGAGGTCCGCGCCGGCGAGGTTCGCGTCGGCGAGGTTCGCGCCGGTGAGGTCCGCGCCGGCGAGGTTCGCGTCGGCGAGGTTCGCGTCGGTGAGGTCCGCGCCGGCGAGGTACGCACCGGCCTCGAGCCTCGGCCTTGGTTTGCCGTCCGCCAGTGCCTCGCGGGACGTTTTAGCGTGGGTCTCGAGCAGCTGTCGCGGCGTCACGACCGCACCCCCTTCGCCAGCCACGCGGCTCGGCGCAGGGCGAAGGCGGTCGACGCGTGTCGCTCGGGGCTGGCACTCGCCATCGCGAAGGCCGCGCGCATCACGTCGACGTCCGCCGACTTCTGCTCACGCTCGGTCAGCGTGGCGGACATCGACGCGACGGCCGCGCGCATGTTGGGGACGGAGGAGGGGGGCTTGCGGGTCGCGGTGGGCATGGGAGAACTGTATGCCGTTACGACTATAAGCGCAAGTCATAAGTGCATGAAAGTTATTCCAGCGGCGACCCCCTTGTGTTTTCCGAAGGAAGCGCGACCATTATCGGCGGACATGGGCGAGCACGGCGGCGTCCGCCATCGCGCGCGTCACGTCCGCGTTCTCGATCACCGTATTGCCGTACGCCCAGTCGGCGCGGGCGGACGGTGTGATGCCCCTTGGGAGTTCGCCCGATGCCTGTCGTGCTCTGACCGAAGAACAGCAAGCCACTACCTCGCGAAGCAGGCAGGGGTCCACCGTGGGTAAGCGGGCGAGTGCGGCCTCAGCCGGGTCTCTTCTGGTTCTCTTCTGGTTCTCCACGTACTGCCGCAGTACCTCGATGGGGGCGCCGCCTGCCGAGAGGATGCAGTAGCTCGGCGACCAGAGCACGGGCTTGCCGCGGTACGCCGCACGGAGCTGCGGGAACTCGGAGCGCAGCCGACGAGACAGGACCGTCTTGAGGTTGTTGAGGAAGTCGCTCGGCCGGACCTTTGGCGGAAGGTCCACGAGCGCGTGAACGTGGTCGACCTCGCCGGAGCACTCGAGCAGACAGCCTTCCCAGGCAACGCAGATGTCGCCCGTGATGGTCTTGGCCCTGTCGAGCATCGGCCCGATGAAGACCTTCTTGCGGTACTTGGTAACCAAGACCACGTGGTAGACGAGCCGAAAAACGGCGTTGGAATTGCGGTGGAGGGCTTGCACGTGAGACATGAACCAAGCATAGTGGGCGAATGGTCCGCGTCTACCGGTATCGGATCTGCCCGACGCGAGCCCAAGACGCTGCGCTCCGGGAGACGCTTGAACGTCTGCGGGAGCTGTACAACGCCGCGCTCCAGCACCGACGGGACGCGTACCGGAAGCGGGGGGAGGGCGTCTCTGCGTACGGCCAGATGCGCGAGCTTGCCGGCGTCCGCGAGGTTCGGCCGGAGTACGCAGAGATCCACACGCATCTTCTGCAAGACGCCCTCACGCGGCTCGACCGCGCCTACCGCGCGTTCTTTCGTCGTGTCAAAGCAGGCGAGACACCCGGCTTCCCTCGCTTCAAGGGCCGTGGCCGCTACCGCACCTTCACGTTCAAGGACGCCGCGAACCACAACGGCGTCCGTCTCCTGGCGGGCGGCAAGCGGGTCAAGCTCGCCGGCATCGGCAACGTCAAGGTCAAGCTCCACCGTCCCGTTGGGGGGCGCATCAAGCAGGCCTCCGTGTCGCTCGACGGGGACGGTCACTGGTACATCGCCTTCGCGTGCGCCGACGTTCCCGCGCGCCCGCTCCCGCCGCTCGACACCAGCGTCGGGATCGACGTGGGTATCACGACATTCGCCGCGCTCAGCGACGGGGCCATGGTCGACAACCCTCGCCCCTACGAGATGGCGCAGCGATCTCTCGCCACGGCGCAACGCCGCGTGTCTCGTCGCAAGCGCGGGTCGAAGCGTCGACGCAAAGCCGTGGACCTTCTCGCCAAACAGTCGGCTCGCGTCCAGCGGGTGCGCCTCGACTTCCACCACAAGACCGCCCACGCCATCGTGCAGCGGTTCGGTTCGATTGCCGTGGAAGACCTCAACATCAGAGGCTTGGCGCGCATGCGCCTCGCCAAGCAAGTGCATGATGCCGGGTGGGCTCAGTTCACCACGATCCTCGCGAACAAGGCTGAAAGCGCCGGCCGCGAGTTCTATCGGGTGGATCCACGCGGCACTTCTCAAGAATGCAGCGGCTGCCAGGAACGTGTCCCGAAGGGGCTCCGCGTTCGGGTTCACGCGTGCCCCCATTGCGGGCTCGTCTTGGATCGCGACGTCAACGCAGCCGTCAACGTACAAGCGCGGGGACACCGCGTTCGAGGAGGGGCGAGCCGTAAGCGCCCCGTTGAATCGAGAAGCCCCTTCCTCGCGACGTAGTCGCAGGGAGGGGAGATGATCACGAGCCCCCGATCAGCGCGGCGGCGGTGGTAATCAACCCCGCCCTAAAGGGCGGAGCTTTCAGGAGAGCGACATGAAGCTGATGCGTCACCAAACCCGCGAGGCGCTCAAGGCCGCGTACGATGTGTTGACGGCCATAGACACGGGCGACGACGTATGCTGCTCATTTTGCTTCGTGCTGAGGCCCAAGACCGGACATCTCGCTGACTGCCTGCTCGCCGTGTCGCTCGATAAGGTCAAGGCGGCGCTGGGAAAGGAGGAGTGAGGTGACTAGCGAATGGGAACCCTTACATGAGGAGACTCGAATCGCGTGTATCGCGATGGAGACGATCCGTAGGTTGCACGCGGATCGGACCTCTCTAGAGGCCAAGCTCGCCACGGCTCGAGAGATCATCACCGACTATATGCACACATACCACGTCGCGGAGGACTCGCCTTTGCGGCGGTTGGTCGACGTGCTGGGAAAGGAGGAGCGATGTCCAAGTGGCAGTGGCCGACGCGTCGAGTACAGGCCCAGCGCGGAGGCGGAGACGGCCCTAGCCGGCCTCGTCGCCAAGGCCGGCGCCACCCAGAACGACGTTATCGAACGACTCGTCCTGGAGGCGGCTGCGCGGAAATAGCGGGTTGGGTGCTACTCGTTCGCCCGAGTCAGGTCGGATCGTTCGATGGTCCGTCGAGTAGTCCGTCGATCGCGAGCACACCTGCGCCGGCGACCGAGATTGGCATCTCCGGCTCAGTGACCTCATGGTCGCCCGAGAGCCGAGAGGCATAGAACGTCTCCCAGCGCTGGACTCCGGTGAGGTACGCATCGAGGGGGGCGGTAAAATATCCCCGCTGCTTGAGCCCGGCGCAGAAGGCGGACGCGTCACCATTGATCGCACCGGTCCACGCCTCCGGGTAATGGTCGGAGAGGAACGCGACGAAGAAAAGCGACCCGTCATTGAGGCTCATCCACGCCGAGAACTGACCGAGGCACACCGTTCGAAGCGGGGGCGTACCGAGATACTCGACGGTTTGGAACTCGGTCCAGTTCGGCCCAGGACCGCGTTTTACGTTGCCGATGTTCCACTGGACCGCGGCACCACCGTTCGACGTTTCTAGGGCCACTTGCGCGCATAGGAGCGCCAACGTCGCGTCGAGGGGTGCATGCCCCATCTGCGTCGTGAATGCCCAGTGAAGGGCCGCGAGCAAGTCTCTCGGCGTGAACGGGGTGCGGGTGGCAGGGACCTGGCTCATGGGACGAGGGCGGCAGCGCTGGCGATCGAGGTGATGACGGACGCGACACCGGCCGCCGCCTGGAGCACGCTCCACACCGTCGCCCAGGCACTAGGGGGTACCCGCGCGTCCGCGGCCTGGTAGGCGGCAAGCATTTCGGGACCAGACGTTGGATCCGAGTGGATCGTCAGGATCAGATCCGCCACGTCGCGCTCGGTCATTGTGGGCGCGATGGGCAGGATGACCCCGACGACGTCCTCGAAGCTCTCGAGCCTCACGGTTTTCGGCTCGGCACGCACTCGACGCTACCTACGAGCCTCCCCGCGTCATGCGCCGCAAGAGAGGCCTGGACCGAGCAGAGTCCGGCCCTCGAGTACGCGCGCACCTGGGGGCCCGCGTCGAGCGCGTACAGCCTAGACAGCATCGACTCGGCCCCGAGCTCTCCGTTTCGGTCGACAGCCGTGTACGCGGGATGGCAGCTGCCGAGGAACAGGATGGCGAATGCGATTGCCGCCATGATGATCACGGCGACCCCGAGCGCGCGCAGGAAGTCGAAATCACCAGGGGGCGGCGCGTCGGTGTAGGTCATCGGAGCAGCCGCCCGAGCGCCGATTCGATTCGCTGCAGTAGCGTGGGGGAGCCGGAAGGGGCCGCTACGGTGCCTCCGACCGCATCGAAGGCGGTAACGAGCGCTTTCCAGTCGAGGCCGTCTGGCGCCCTCTGCGCGCCGGCAATGATAGTGTCCTCGTCGAGCTCGACGTAGAGGCCACCGCCGCCAGCCGTCGTCGCCCCGGCGGCCAAGGCGTCGTAGGTGAGGAAGCCCGGCATGCCCCATGACCAGATCCGTAGGTTCTGTTCGGTCTGGTCCGCCAACGTGAACGCGTGACCGCTGTTCGGATTGGCCACGAACCCACCGGTCGGCACATCCCACGTCCAGCCGGGGCTGCTCGGCATGTCGTTGGTCCAAGCGTCGGGCAGTCCCATGCAGATGTTGGCGCCGACGAGGTTCGATACGACCGCTCGCACGAGGTCGCGATTCGTTGCATCGACGAGCAGGAATCCGGCAGGCTTGTCGAGGCATCCCGCGTTGTCGCTTGGAATCCCGTGCGTACATCCGTTCCCAAGCACGACGGTTTCGTCGCACCCCTGATCCCCAGGCATCCCGCCGTCACGCGTGTAGACGGCCAGCACCTGGTCTAGGGTCGGGTGAAAGACGGGCTTGCCGGCGGCCGCCTGACGAAGTGACTGGCGGTGGAATTGATCGGCCTCAGTGCAGTCGCCGTAACGATCGTTCCCCAAGATATCGGTTAGACAGGCCTGGGCATACGGAGCCGACCCGAACGATGTTGATGCTGGCGTAGGCCCGAAAGCGCCGACGTTCGGGTTGAAGTCGGCGAGACGTAGGTGATGTGGCTTGGAAGGGACGAGCCGGCCGCCGACGTGGAACCCGTTGATAACGCGGCCGCTCACAGGTGAGCCCGCGCCTTCATCGCGGCCCCAGCATCGCCGGCCGGCTTGGCGTTGACGATCGCGGTGATGGCCCCAATGGTGCCCACGACCGGCACGAGCGCCGTGGCACCGCTCTGGACGTCGGTCAGAACCGAGCATACGGCCTTGCTCGCCGCTGGATCTGCCACGTCGACGATCGTGCATGCGATGGGCGATAGGGCGCTGAGGATGCTGGCGGCGGTTGTGGCGTCGGCTGCGGCCTGAGAAGCCGTGAAGCCAGCGCACCCGGCGCCTCCGACGAGGATGAGAGCGGGGAGGAATCGAAGATTCTTCATTGGGGGGAACCTTTGGGTGGGGAAATCAGAGGGCGACTCACGGACACTTCGAGGGCCTTTGCGCTCGCGAGAGACCCCTTGGAGGCTTCGTTTCGAACAAGGTCGATGACGGACTGCAGCGCCGACAGCGGGTTGACCCCGACCGCCAGCAGCAGACGAACGAGAGCGGCGACGCGCGGTCTGCGCTCTGCCATCGCGAGCCAGCTCGATAGCGGCTGCAGGTAAAGGGCGAACTGAATGACCCCATTCAGCACGACGCTTCCCTCGACGAGGTACCCGACGATCTGCCCGTGATGCATGACGATCCAATTCATGGTGACCTCAGTGGACCAGGTGCCCGAACGCGAATCCGGCGGCCGCGATCGCGATCGACACGGCTGTAAAAACGAGCGTCAGTTTCTCGCGGTGAGTCTTGGCCCGAGACTCGCGTAGGACCTCGTCGGCCTGGAGCTTGGCGACGGCGTCCTTGGCCCCACGTTCCTCAGCCTCTCGCTCGCGGGTCTCCCGAATGATCCGTTCGATCTCGGAGGTCTCGACGATCGTGTGCTCTCCGGTCAACGTCGGGCGTCCCTTGATCTCGAGCGGCGGCGCTGGGGGGGGAAGTGAAAGGTGGACAGATCCCGAGTACGTTCGCTTCACGCCAACCGCCTTAGCGATGGCCGCGAGCTCGCTCGATAGGCCGTCAAATCGTGCGCGCATCTCGGTACGCAAGTCCGAGACCTTATCGGCCAGCTCTCGAAGGGCCTTCTCGGTATCCCGATGGGCCGACTCGAGGAGGAACGCCTTGCCCAGCATCTCGCCGGCCATCGCCGACGTCTCCAGGGCCGCGGCCTTGGCTTCGAATGCGCAGTTCGCCGCAATCTCGATCGGAGACGACGGCTTGTGGAACGGTCTCTCCTCCTCGTACCGAGGTAGGTCGCCGTTTCGTTCAACGCGTTCGATTCGCTCGGTACGCACTGGAGTTTTCTCGTCATGCTCGGACACGTGTCGCTCCCATCCAGCGGGCCACGACCGCGCCCGTGATTGCCCATACTGCGTGGTGCCATTCCGGTTCGACGCGAGCCCACGCCATCGACGCGCACACCGCGATTAGGAGTATTGCCGAGCGGACCATGTCAATTCGTCTGCACCAAGATCGACGCGCGGCAGTCGATGGCGCCGGTGGTCGCGGTCGACGGCGATGTCAGTTTGAACGCGAGCGTCGTGCCCGAGATCGTCGGAGTAGGCACCGCGGTAGAGCTCATCGACGTATCCGCGTGGCTGTCGATCGTCGTACCCGTGCCGACGATGCTGATCGTCCCGGAAACATTTTTGACAAGGTACCGCGTGTCGCTATCGTACGAGTCGCCGACAGCGCCGCTGGCGAGCACGGTTGCGACGCGGCAATTAGCCTTGAAGTCAACGACGTTCGTGGTGCTTGCTACGAAATTATAAGTGTAGAGCGTGTAAGCCGTAGACGCAGCTGTCATCCTCACGACGCCGTCTTGCCAGTCGTCATACACCAGTTGCGTGTTCACGGTCCCGGTCAGATCCGGCGCTATGATGGTCCTGGCGAAATTGGCGGACACAACGAGCGGCCGTCCGCCGCTGCCTTCAAGGCAGAATCCACCTGTGCACCCGGAGGTCGAAGGCGAGCTGTAGTTTGACACGCCGATGATTCCCGAGCCGCCTCCCAGATACAATGCGTTACTACCGAAAAACTGAACTCCAGAAGTGCTTAATATTGCTTCATTTCCTCCGTTTACGTTTAGCGCGAGCTCAGCAGAGCCATTGAAGTTTGTGTTACTTCCAGGATAATTCGAGACAATGTAATTGCTAGTTGTATTGCCGCCGGCGTAGTACCCAAGCCACAACAAACCTAGCGACGAAATAGACGGATACGCCTCAATCTGACCTATTATATAGCCGCCTCGAGTAACCTGGAAACCTGCTTCGGAGCCTGTACCCGTCGGCGTAGAAAGCGCTGCAATGACGCTCCCAGGCGTACCGTTCGTGTTGGTCGACGCTTGCGGCGTTAGTGTGAGACTCGAGCCCGTTGCCACGTTCGTACTCGTCTGGGCCAAACCACACGCCGTACCCGCCGCGTTGCACGTGATCGTGTCGGTCGAAGAGCCGAACGTAAGGGCACCGCCCCTTGCTTGGTTGACGGTCTGCGACGTGCTCGTGCCCGAGAGGTCGCCGCCGGCTGTAAAACCTCCCGAGGCGGAGGCGCATACGAAGGCGCTCCCGTTATACGTCAGTACGTTCGTGCTAGAGCACCCGCTCGTAGACAGTGATAACGCAACGGCGCCAGTAGACGAGCTGGCCGTCACGGGCGCTGTGGCCGACAGAGAGGTAACGCCGCCGCTAGGCGCACGCCAACGAACGGAACCGTCGACTACCGTCGGCACTTCGCCCGCATCGCCAGGAGCGAGATCGGTTACGGGAAGGCCGGGGAGTATCCCGCCATCCGCGAGCGAATGTAGATTGATACGAAGCTGCGCCGGATAGGTACCGCACACGGGGCTTGTGCCTCCGTCGCATGACGCCGCGGGACCTTGCGGGCTCGGGACGAGAGAGCCGACGCGATGCGGCACGGGCTCCGGCGTCGAGTTGTCGTCCTCGGCGTACACGGCTGTGCCGGTATCCAAGGCAGAGTCCTGGGCTGCGTCGGACGGGACGGCGTGATGCGACGCGCATCCGACGAGGAGCGCGAGGAGGCTGATGACGAAGAGTCTCATAGGATCTTAGCGGGGAAACCCCGTCCTTCAGGGCGGGGTTGTTTACAGGGATAGCCACTTGCTCGAAGCCTGGACCCACTTCCAGGACACGGTTTCGCCGGCGACCGCGCCAACGGTTACGGAAGACGCGTCCGCTGCCGCGACGTTCTCCGGGTTGCGAACGAGAGCGCCGGACTGGGCCGCGAAACTGAACCTGTACGCTGGCCAATTCTGGGTACCGTCGATGAATGTCAAAACGACGCCATCGACCGGCGTCCCCGTGACCGAGACCGAGATCGCCGAACTCGAGTTCACGACGAACACCTGATTTGTCGACGGGCTCGCAAGCACCGTGTTCGACGTGACGACGGTCGCCGCCGATGGTGCCGCTGATCCCTCACCGACGATCGTGACGTCCGTCTGCTCGGTCGTCGTATTGTCGGCAACGGTAGCCCCCGCAACTAGGTTGAGGACTCTCCGTTGCGCTACGACGGGTATGCCCGCGATCGCGAGCTGGTCGTATCCTGTATCAAGCCAGTCGGACGGGTTGCCCATGTCACTGCTTTCCGTAAACGACGAATCCCATATTTGCGACGCCGCCCGATCCCGTCGTATTCTTCAGGTTATAGAGGACGAGAATCTCACAATAGGAGACCGCGTTCTGGCTCGGTGACCCGGGCGCCGAGGTCCAGATGCTCACGCCGTTCAACAAGTTGGTCGGCGCTACCGTGTAGTTCGCGTCTGCCATGTTCCGGCCGAACTGAAGCTGCAGCGTCGTCAGACCCGTGCCTGAGTTGTAGTTCGCGTTGATCCCGCTGATGTTGAACGATTCGACGACGTTCACATTGCCGGCTCCGTCGCATGTGATCGTGCCCCAGGCCTTCGGGATATTGTTACCCCAAAGCGTGTTGGGTCCTGGATCAGCCCCCGTATTCGCGTTCTGCGTTACGGATACCGGACCATCGACCGCGGAGATCGCTACGGCCGGATAGGAGGCGCCCGGATTGCCCGGCGTTGCCGTCAGCCCCGGTTGTCCCCCCGTTCCGACCGCAACGACGCCAATGCCGTAGCTAGACCCTCCCGTCGCGACAATGCCGGCACCGCCAGCAGCAGCGCCCGTGCACGTGATGCCCGAAGCGCTGTACGTGCCGCCGCCCTGGAAATTCCCTCCCGGCCCGTTGCCACCGCCGACGCCGTAGCAGCCCGCAGCGTTCGACGGGCCGCCTTGGCCCGCGATGCCTGGCGCACTGCCCGTCCCGTTCCCGATGACGCCGTTCGAGTTTCCGCCACCGCCATTGCCGATAACGCCTGCACCGATCGTCGACCCACCGTTGCCGGTGACACCGATTCCAATCGTACCCCCCGTCGCTAACACGCCCTGACCGGCGCCGTTCCCCACGCAGATAGCGCCGACGCCACCCCCGGAGCCCCCCCCGAAACTACCGCCCGTGCCGCTGCCGCTGCCGTAGCCGACGCAGCCGTAGCCGTTCGATCCATTGCCGTAGAAGAGGCCTCCCTGGCCATTGGTCGCGCCGCCGGTCCCGATGACACCCGCTCCGGTCCCACTCCCGCTACCGTTGACGCCAGCTCCGTTGCCGCCACCGTTACCGTTGCAGCCAACGCCGTTCGAGGACCCGCCGTTGCCGGTAACCCCGGCCGCGGCACCCTGGCCGATACCGAAGACACCCGGACCATTGGAAGAGCCGCCTTCGCCGACGCAGCCGGGGCCCGATCCGGTGCCGTAGAATTGGCCGCCGTTCTGAGAGCCGGATCCGCCAGTGCCGACAACGCCGGTGCCCGCCACCCCGCCACCCGTGGTGGGTGTGCCGCCCGGGCCTGTGAAATTGCCGCCCCACGTCTGGACGCTGGGGTACGCGCCGCCCGTGGATGTGAACTGGCCGAGCGTGGCCGTGCGATCCGCGAGCTCGGAGAGGCCCGGGGCGTAACTGGATGCGTCCCAGGGATCCGTGTCATCGGGAATCTGAATGGTCGCGGCGAAGTTCGCCGGGTTGCCTGCGTCGGATGAACTCATGGGCGCTCCGGTCCGAGAGAGGAATAACGATGCGTACGGTTGCGCGATGCGAGGTGGGTCGTCGGATCGAACCACTTTCCCCATCGACCGTTTGGATTGCCCGAGCGCCCTACGTTTGCAGGGTCGAACGCAGCATTGTCGTACGACCAGATCAGGCAGCGAGGCGTGACGTGTGCGCCTCTCCAGGTCGTGATGAGTCCCCGGATCGTGTCTACCTCTTGTGGCGTGATCGAGAGCCCGATCCCTTGCGTCGTGCCCGGCTGATGGTTCTGTCCATCGCCCCAGTGCCCAGTGGTCGCGACGTAGCCCGTCGTTGGGTATGTCGATGCCGTGAGCGGGTAGACGACAATCCAGTAGTCGAACCAGCCCGCGCTATTCGGCACTCCGGTATTGCGCTCGGGGTTCGACACCGAGTCCCAGTTCCACGTCGATTGCACTTGGGTGACGACACCCGTGGCGGATACCGTCGTGTAGAGCCCGCGCCGTGAGATGACGCGCACCTGTGGATTGCCAGCGAGCCACCGGTGAAGCTCCTTCGCGAGACCGACGTCGCCGCCAAGGTCGCGCAGGTCGGCGAGCCACGTCTGGAGCGTTCCTAGAAACTGCTCTGGCGTCTGCGTCTCGCCTTGGAGGCGCATACGGGACTGACCGACGAGCGCGAGATGGTCCACACGCGTGTCGCTTCCTGCCAGTTGCGCGCGCGTCCCCTCGAGCAGGGCCTGCATGGCACGGTCGAACTGGCCTGTGACAACGTAGAGGAACTGAAACCCGGTCTTGAAGGTTCCACGGTCCGTCAACCATTTCGGGACAACGGATCGAAGCGAGTCGCGAAATCCCACTGCACTCATGCGGGCACCTGGCGGACCGTGACCGAGCTCGTCACGCCTGCGACCTGACCAGCGCTGAGCGGTAGGGCAGACCAGGAGGACAGGTCGACGGCGTAGATGCTCGGGTCGACCGACGAAACGGCGCCCGTAATGAAGCTTGCGTAAAGATAACCCTGCAGGCTCGGCGGCTTCGTATATCCGCCAATGGGGTAGGCTGCGAGAGCATTGTCCACTGACGTAAGCGCCTCGGATTGAATGATCGATGCCGCGGTCGATCCACTTGATGAACTCCACGCGGTGATCGCCGCCGAGAACGTGACAACCGTGCATGACTGCGCGGTCGCGATGACGCCCATCGGCTGCGCCACCGCCGTAATTGCTGTCTGGACACCGGCCACGTCGTTCGGATCCGCAATCCCCGCGGGGCTGGCGAGATAGACAGTTATGTTTCCGGTGTCGGGGTTCGTGTAGACCTGTACCCGGTTGACGTTCACCGGAGCGCCCGTCACCGCATTCACCGCGCCGGGGACGTTCGAGTATCCGTAGATCGAGGCCAGGTATGCGCCGGTCGGCCCCTTTTGCGACCGAGCCGCTAGCGCCGCGTAGCAGGCTGCGACGACTTGGGCATCAGACCACTGGTCGACACCGATGCACGCCGTGGCGTTCGTTCCGGTGACACCCACCATCGTCGTGACGATCGTGGTGATGGTGTTCGCGGAGGCGCCCCCGAGCGACCCCGAGGCCTGCGCCTGAATCTGGAAGGTCACCGTCGACGGGCTGCCCGGTGAGCCGGATCCGAGTGTGAATGCTGTAACGTTCGTGAACGTGTTTCCGTTCAGCCCACACTGAAAGACCGCCTGCCCGGAGGCATAGGAGTAGACGCCTCCGCCGGTGTTCGTGAGCGTGTAGCTGGTCGTTCCGAACGTCGCGACCTGACGCGTGACGCCGTACACGTAATAGGCGAGCGCGGTCAGCCATCCCCCGGTTGCCGTACCGAGAAACATCGCATTGACGGCCGATGTCACCGCCGCCGAGAAGCCTGCGAAGACGAGGCAAAAGATCGTCAGGAGCGTCGAGAACACTCCGCCCGCGCGCCAGTTGTTCGCGGGGATGCCGTACGAGACGAGCTGATTGACCGCGCTCGCCCTGGCCTGCGCAGCCGTGACCGGAGAAAGGAGCGTCGAGATCGCGATCATGCAGACACCAGCCCTGTCGACGGTGCGTAGGAGAAGCCGAGGGGGATGATGCTTCCGTCCGCCACGATGTTGACGAGCAGCGAATAGCTCGGCGGCGATGTCGTTGACGTGACCGTCAGAGACGACTGACTCGAGTCGATCCGAGTGTCCTTTCGAAGCTGCGAATCGATGATGCTCGGTAGCGCCGCGAGGTCCTGAGCGCTGCCCGACGAGAAGCCCTCGACGCCAACCCCTCGATTCAGGTCGTCGGGGTTGGATCCGAGGATCTCGAGCAGGATGTGATAGACGTCCTGCGCCAGCGCCTGGGCATCCGTCGTCGTCTCGTTGCCGTTCGCGTCGAGGTCGTCGTAACAGACGGCATCGGTCACGGCGATGAGCGCCGGAACCTCACCGGTCGCACCGGTTGACGTCGCCGTGTAGAGGCCGCTCGGCTGCAGGTACAGTGTCGTCATCGTTTGGGGGAGCGCTTGCGTCATGCTGCCCCCGCGAAGAATGAAGACATGGCCGCCCATGTCGCGCTCGAGCGCGTCAGGAGGACGAAGGCGTTCGACGGGTCGGCCGGTGCCCCGCCCGAGGGTGCACCGGATGCGAGCGCGGAGGCGATCGCCGCACCGAAGGAACCGACAGGCCCCGACCATGCAAAGACGTCGATTCCCACGGCGCCGCCGCCCTCCCCAGCCGACTCGAAGGCGAGAAGGATGGAGAGAGACGCAATGAGCGATTCGAGCGCCGCGATGTTCGCGGAAAGCGATGCCGAGAGCGAGATACTCGGGGGGGCCAGGGATGCGGATGCCTCGAGGTTCGCAAGGATGCTCGCTGCAACCTCGATCGTGGCGGCGACGTTTGCCGGAATCCCCCCGACGCTGATTTGCATATTGAGCGCGCCCGTAAGCTGCGCCTGGATATTCGCGTCGAGCGATGCGAACGCCGCGAATACGGTCGGGAAGATGGCGCCGATCGAGAGGGATCCCACATATTGGAGGCTCATCCCGACGCCACCTTCCCCGAGCCGGTCATGATCTGGCCGATGCCTGCGGATGTGAGCGTCATCGTCCCCGTAAAGGGTTGTCCCGCCACGGTGCCAGTGACCGGGATTATCCCTGGGAAGAGGACCACGACGGTGTCGCCCTGCCGTGCAACGGGAGCGCCGCCACCGGCGAGTTTCACGGACGCCGAGGACGGTCCGACGTTCACCGTCTCCGACGCATCTGCCGTCAACGTGAGGGGAATCGACGAACTGTCGAACGACTCGACGAATGCTTGCGCAGGGTCCCCGTCGAGGAACGCGACCGTGCACTGGCTCGAGAGCTTGTAGAGGGCCGATAGACCCGACATGCCGGGGGCGACCGAGAGCGGCGACACGTCGGGGGCGTCGCTCGCGGACCCGTCCGGGTTCGCCACCGCCTGCAGGGTGAGCCGTCCGTCGCTTCCCTGGGTGACGATCCGGTATCGGTAACGCTTGATATGCGCGAGTCCGCCGAGCACCCGAACCATGTTCGTAAGGGATGAGAGGAGGCGGCCGAAGGGTGATGCTCCGCACCACACCTCGATGCGCGTGCCCGCGTGCGTCCACGTCTGCGATACGTCACGGACCGTGAAGGGGCCATCGAATCGAGGGTCAGTAAGGACGGTGCCCGGGAGTATGAGTGCATCTCCGGAAAGGATCCCGTGCTGATGGATCGGCTCCCACTCGAGCAGCTCGACGGACGAGTCAGGCGTAGCGACGGGACGGACGCCGACCTGGGTGGTCCCGTTCGTATCGACGTACCATTGCCGATCGCCGAATACCGATGAGGCAGGCTGGTCGTCGGTGACGGAGTAATCGATGCCGAGAAGTACCGGAGCGGGGTCGTTCACCGTCTCACCGACCGACGCCGCCATCGAGCTCTCGACCGTGATCGATGACACGCCGCCATCCGAATGCCAGGCCTGCGCCGAAGGAAGGTAACTGGCCCATCCGAGACCGCCGACGACGCGCGCCGTCACTGAGGATATGAACCGGCCCGCGGACGTCGAATCAATCATTCCGATCAGGGTGATCGGTGTCGCTCCGGCCGGAGCAATAGTGATCGTGACCTTGCCGGATGGCACATCCGCGACCGACACGGGACTGCTGTCCGGGTCGAGGTCGACATCCGCAAACCACGAGCCTTTCCACGCCGTCACAAGGCGCACGGACAGGCATCGAATGCCGTTGAGGTCGATCGCCGTGTCACTCATTGGGCACCGGCGGTGCGAGGCCCTGGTATGCCGCAATCTTGGCCGTGTTTGCCGCGATGACCTTGTCCTGCGCGGTGGGTACCGGCTTCGCCGCGACGGGGATGGCCTGCGATGGCTTGCCGATTGCCGGGATGGGCTTCCGATACTCGAGAAAGTGAATCTCGTACGCGTAAAACCCGTTATCGTCTTCGGCGAGAGCGACGACGTCTTCGACGACGCACTCCGTGATGCTGTACGGCGGGTCGTTCACCATCGGGTGCACGATCGATAACGCTTTAGCCGAGGTGGTTCCGCCGACGACGACCGCGGCACGAGTCAGGTATGTGTTCGCAAACGACTTCCAAGCCGCGTACTGGGCTCCGGCCCAAAGCTCGACGAGGATCGTGAATTTGGCGAGCTCCGCGCCCGTCGGAACTACCGTGGCCCCGCTTAGGGCATTGCCCTTCCGAACGTCCCATCCCTGCGGTCGGTTTAGGCCTTTGACGGTGCACTTACCGGGGGATACGCCGGAGGTACCTGCCTGCCCTCCGCCGAGCACAAACCAATCCTGGTTAGGCAGCCCGATCGAGTTCGCGGCGATGGTGAATGGCTGCGTCACGCGGGCACCGCCTTGGTCGGGATGCCTGCGCCGATGAGTGCGCGCTCGATACTGTCGGTGAGCTTCTCAAGGAAGGAAGACTCGGAGAGCGAGGCGGCGACTTCTTTGCCCCCTGTACCGGACGCGTTCACCGTCACGTTGAGTGTGATAGGGGCGGCGCCCGAGCCTCCGGCGGCGATGCCCTCGGGGACAATGGTCTCGCCGGGCGCCACGCTGGCCCAGAACTCACCCGGCGCCGGCTTACCGACGACGCCTCCGTCTGCGTGTGCGGGGGATGTCGTGACGTTGCCGGATGCGACGGCCATACGGGCGTCATGACCGGCGGCGTAGGCAGCCGCCTGTCTCGACAGATCCGCACCTGAGTCACCCGTCGCGCCCTGCACCGCACTCACCACGAAGTCGGCAGCCGCATTCCGTGCCCGGTTCAAAGCGGAGACGACCTGCGCAGCGTCCTTGAGTAGGGCGACTAGTTGCTTCAGGTCCTCGAGGATGTCGCCGGCGTCGACCGTGAACATGTCGGCGAGCGACTTCTTGCCTTCGTAGGCCGCAATGACAAGTTCCTGCGCGTCGATGACGAGTGACTTGAAGAAGTCCTCGGCCGCGGGTCCACCCTTCGCGATGGCGCCTACCATGCCGTTGCCGAGAACTTCGACGATCTGCTTGAGCGCAGCTCCGACATCGTTCTCCGTGTTGAACATCGCGAAGAAGTGTTGGACGGCCTGCAGAAGTGGCTCGAGATTGATGCCGCGTGTGAAGCTGACGAAGGTCTCCTTGAGTCGACGCCACTGCACGTCGAGCGAGAGCATCTGCTTCATGTTGATCGAGCCGAAACGAGCGTTGACCGCGTCGGCCACGAACTTCGCCCCCGCGTCGATCTTCATGCCTCCGATCGCAAGCTGCGAACGAGCCTCGTTCATCTCCTTCGTCGTGATCGGACCGACCTTGTGGAGCGAGCGTGCAAGCGGCGCGACGAGGTCCTTCTCGTAGTCGATCCCGGTGCCCAGTACGTCGAGGCGGCCTATGCGAACGACGCCAAACTGCTTCGACCGCGTGATGAGTTCACCGATCTGCTTGCCGACAGCGTCCCCCATCGCTGCCGACGACTGCGCGATCGCCGAATACGTGTCCTGGATGGCCTGCCCGCTCATCGTCGTGTTATTCGCGAGCCGGTAGGTCTCCTGGTAGAGCGACTGGAGCTCGGCCCGCGCCGTGGGGACGCGCCTGGCCATGGCGTCGATCTGCGACGTCATCGCCGCCGAGTTCTCCGCCGAGCCCGCGGCCGCCTCTTGCAAGAGACCGAGCGACCTGGCGGCGTCCGCCGTGCCGATAGCCCACTTACCGAACGAGACGATAGACTCGACGACCGCCGTCGTGACCGCTGCGACAGCGATAACCGTCAACGCGATACCTGCACCGAGTGTGATCAGGCCGAGATGGTTCTCTCCGACAATCTCACGGAATGCCTTCAACTTCTCGCGAAGACCGTCGGCGGGTCCGCCGGCCGCCTTGAAGCCGCTCGCGAGAGCCCCCACGGTGCCGAGGAGCTCCTTCGACTTGTTCGCAGCCTCCTTTGATGCGGCCGCCTGCTCGCGCGTCGCATCTCGGAGCGTCCCGAGCCTGTCACGGAGCCCGTTCGCAGCGGTGCGTTGCTCAGTCATGGCCTTCTTGAGCGAGTCGATCTTGTCCTTCAACTCCGCCTGCTGCTTCGACGTGTCGCCACCCTGTGACCGGAGCGCCTTCAGCTCGGCGCGGTAGTCCTCGACGGCATCGTTGTTGTCCTTGAGACGGATCTTGAGCTCGGCAAGGGCCTGCGCGGCCTCGCGTGACTGGGCCTTGAGGTTGCCAGTCAGCGAAATATCGAAAGTTGCTTGCGAGTCAGCCACCGAATCCGAGCCTCCGTAGTCCACCGACGATCATCAGAGCTCCGACGTGGGCCCTATCCGCCTCGCAGTCCTCAGGCTTCTCGCCGTCGAAGAGTGCCTCGAGGCACGCCGCTGCGACTCCGTCGTCGTTCGCGGCGAGTTTCTGGAGCTCTAACGTCCTTTTTTTCTTAGGTCCTCCGAGGCACGGTAGAGACCGGTCAGGGCATTCGCGACCTCGGTCGACACGAAGTCATTGGCGTCGTGCCATCGCTTGAATACGTCTGCCTCGGGCACGACGACGCCCGATGCGACGTACTCGTAGGCGTTGAGCGGGGTCAGAGGCTTGTCGGCCATGACCGCGTCACGCCAACGCTTCGAGACGATGGCCGACACGCGTTTGACGACGACGAGTCCTTCCCCGGTCGCAACAACGGCGAAGTCGCGGCCCTCTTTCCCGATCTCGGTCGCAAACCGGAGTCGGTGCTTGGCGATCTCAAGCAGGTTCGTCTTGGTTTCGGCCTCGTGCGCTTCTTCGAGTTTCGCCAGCGCTTTCTCGGCTTCCGCAAGCTCTTCGTCGAGGCTCTTCGGATGTTCGACGTGGCCGCTCATGACGTCCTCGTCTGGCTGTAGAGCGTCTTCCCGCCCGTATCCTTGCCGAGGTACGAGAAGGAGAGCGCTTTCTTGAGCGGATCCCCTCCGCTCGTCGGATAGTCACCCTTCTCGCCGTCCACGTTGCAACCGTCGAAGGTCATCGTGATCGTAGTGGTTGGCTTGTCCTCTTCGAAGAGCTGGACTTGGACAGTGAAGCCGACGTCGCCGAAGGATTCGTTGTCCGAAGCCTCGAGTGCGAGCTGATCGGTCACGTAATCCCAAGTCGCTTCTTCGGTATCGATCGTCAGCATGCCCGGCTCGTACTTGCCGGCCCCCTTCCCGATCGGGCGACCGTCCCGGCGCGATCCCCATACGAGCGGACGCGTGCGCTTCTCCTCGTATCCGGAGCCCATGACGCCCTCGAGGTTCGCGAGCGTATTGCCTGCGTCCGTCGTGATCGTGAAGAGGCACGAGACGCCCGTGTACTGCGTGCCCTGAAGGCGTGATCTGTCTGCGCCGGCCATGGTCGTCTCCTCAGGTGAGCGTGTTCACGAACTCCGCGGTCACCGCGAAGCTCTTGACGTAAGCGAGCGCGTCGTTCGATAGCGTCGCGTGGATCGTTTGCGGCCCGTTGCCAGTGAGCGGGTCGGTGCGCGAGATCGCGAACGCGATCCCGCTGACCTGACCGGACACCGCTTTCGCGATGCGCGTGAGAATGAGCTGCTCCCATGCGGCCGCGGTGGGCTCGAGGATGAAACCCGTGGAGAGGTTCCGAGGGACGCCCGATGAGCAAAGCTGCGTGAGCTGCTGGAAGGCGACCGACGCCGCCGCGTTCATCGTTCGGTTGTCTTGGATATAGACGTAGTCGCTGCCCTGGCTCGAGAGCAGGTAGGCATTCGTGATGAACGCGCCGGAGTCCCCGAACCAGCTTCGGAGTGTCGAAAGCCTCAGCGTGCCGCCCGTCGCGTCGAGCGTGTTCGTCACGTTCTCGTCGTGGAAGGCAGGTGTCAGGTGCGGGTTGTCGATGTCAGCGTTTCCCAGCGCGCCGAGCGCCTTCAGCGCCGGATCGACGCCGACAGGATTCGCCTCGCACGTCGCAAGGACGTAGAGCGACGTTGGCATTGCTTTTGTCACACCGGTGAGCGGCGACACATACGCGGCACCATCGGCGCCACAGCACACGTCATTGGCGACCACGTTCGAGATGATCGTGGTCATCGCCGTTGCGTAGGCCGTCTCCGTCTCCACCGACCCAGGTATCTGGCCCTTGAAACGGGTATTTACGAGGACCGTCGGGTACCTTCCCGTGGCGTTCATCGTGAGGACCCATGCTTCGATGATGGCGATGATGGCCGCCGACGTTTCACCATGAATGAGGACGAGATCGAACGGCTGCTTCGACACGTAGAGAGCCTGGAGCGCCGCCGTGATGTCGGCCGTGCCCATGCGCGGTCCCACCGTCGTGAACCAGAAGTAGTCTCCGGCGATGACCGTCTGCGTCGCGGTGCCAAGCGTGATGACGAGCCCGGTCGAACCGCCCGTAACGGGCTCTGTCGGAGAGATCGTCAGCGCCGTACCGAGCGATTGAATCGGCGACACCGAGTTCCCGCCGTCGAGCGAGATGACATACTGGATGCCCGCCGTCCCAAGCGCGCCGCCAACCACGAAATAGACGACGACGCCGGCCACGTTGCCCGCGAGCGCGGAAGGCATCGGCGACGCGATCGATTCGGTGACGACGGCATTGTAATCGTCCGCCGCGGTCGTGGTCGTGACGGAGGGGACGAACGTGCCTGTCTTCGATGCGGTGACCGAGCTGCATGACGCCGCCGTTGTAGTGGTCGGCTTCACGACCACGACGGGGAGCTCAGCCTCCGTCATCTCGTAGGTCGGGAACTCGACGAGCGGGCCAACGAGGTACGTCTGTTGAACGAGGAGCGGCGAGTTCCACGCCGTGGCAACGTTCGTGTACGCGGATCCACCCGAGCACGGCGCGACGATCGCGGCGACACCCGTAGCGCTCGGGGGCACGGTGCCCGCGTTCGCGTTGACCTTGGTAATGCTTACTCCGGGAAGTCCCATGGGTGCCTCGGGGCACCCGCACTCTCGTGGGGCGTCGATCCGTACAGATCGGCGCCCCATGGCAGGGCGGGTTCAGTGGTGGGGTGACGTGTATGCTATCGGCGAAGGCCTCTCACGCGGGTTTCTCGATGACGGCGGTGACGGGGGTGCCGGAGATGCTGATCGGCATTGCGCGCATCTCGCAGTAGAAGGTGAACTGCATGAGCAGCTCCATTCCGAAGCTGATGTTTGCGGATCTCTTCGGATCGCTGAACACATCGCCCGTGCCAGGGAAGTCGCCCGCGAGGATCTCCCTCAGCGCCGCATGGGTCGTGTTCATGAGCGACGAGACGGCCTGAAGCTGGTTCTCGGGATTCTGAAGCGCGGTGACGTCGGCCGCCCACACAGATGCCGTGACAACACGCTCCCACGTCGCATTGACTCGATGACCGAGCCCCTTCCTGCGTCGGGGCTCGACGAGCTTTCCCTGGTTCGATCCGTCGGGCCATGAGCCTGGAATGAGGAGGACGCGATTCGCCTGCCCTGAACCTTGGTTTAGGATCTGCTCCCGCTGGTTGAAGCCCGTGATTCCGACGGCGGGCGGGGTGATTCCCACGGCCGATAGCCGCGCGACGTTGGCCGAGCTCGCGAACCATGCGCGGAGGCTCTGCGAAAGGTCGACGAGCGGATCGTCGAACGGGGTCGTGACGACACACGTCATCGGCCCATGCTCCGGTTGAAATATTGCGTCGCGGCCTCGGTGATCGCGGACGTGATCGGCTTGCCGAGCCTGCCCGTAGACGGAAGGATCGGCCGGGCATGGTTCTGGATGGCCTGCACGCGCTGGTTGCCTGTGGACGTACCGACGAGGCGAAGGCGCACCTTGGGTCCTACGGAGACCGCCTCGACGGCCGCGGCGGCGTTCTGGAGCGCGGCGGTTCCGTCCTTCTTGCGCGGCGCCCACGCGACACCGTCCGGGCTCGTACCGGCGGCGGCCGTTTGGCGGTTTGCGGCCTCGACGAGGGGGGCCGCCGTCTTGGCGACGTCCTCCACGTTGCCGAGCTTCGTCAGCTTCAGGATCATGTCGTCCAGCGCCGCTTCGCCGCTCATACGCCCCCCGTTTGCTCAAGCATGACGACGTAGGATGAGGTCCCCGCGAAAACGAACGTGGTCCCGGGGAGAAAATCCTCACGCGCGGGGTCGAAGTCGATCTGAAACCAACTCGCCGCCGAGAGCGTGATGGTCGGAAGGGCGGATCCGCCCTGCGGAGTGATGACGAGCGTTCCGGCGCCGATCGCGCGGATCCCCGTCGCGATAAAGGGCGACGCTACCGTGACCGTGCCCGCGGTGCCTGCAGCGAAAGAGTAGCGATTCGCGACGGTCATGGGTCGAAGCTCCCGAAGTCGTCGTTGCCATACGATCCGTAGTCCTCGCGACGACCGCGACGACCCTGGCTATCGGTCCACCGGTAAGGGGACGCGCTCGAGCAACCAAAAGGGCCGCCCGATGAGATTGCCGTGGTCTGGTCCTCCGAGGTGGGCAGGTCGAAGAGACCGTTCTGGGAATCGGCAGCCTCCTTGACCTCCGCGAGCACCTCTTCCTTGCGCGCGGTGAGCGCCGCGACGCCGGGGTCCTGGGGATTGCTCCCGCGCTTCCAGTAAAGATCTATCGTCACGAGGACGGTGAGCCAATCGAGAAAGGCTTCGGGCACGGGCGTCGCCGCCGCGTAGGTATTGCTGACGTCGTAGGTGCCGACGGGCGAGAAGTCCGCGACGAGACCCGTCGCGCCAAGAGCAACCGCGGGTCCCGTCACGAGGCCCGTCGTCCACGTCACGCCGCCGTCGCTCGACCACTGAAACGTCGCGACTCCCGCGATCCCGTCCAGGGTGATCTCGAGGGCGAGCAGGTACGCCCCGAGCGTGGGACGACCGGTGAGCACGACGACGGGCGGGTTCAGCCCCGAAGCGATGAGCGTCGGGGGAACCTGGCCGAACGGGATCGTCGAGGCGTACCGTTTCCGAAGCCTCGAATAGAGCCAGCTCGTTTGCGTTGCGATGCGCTGCACCGTAAACCCGGGCTGCGCTGTCTCCACGATCGTCACGTCCGCGGACGGCATGACCGTCCTGGACATGAACTGAGCGAGGGACAGCGCCGGGAAGCTCACGGGAGCGACTCTCCGCAGTGGGGACACTTCGCGGCGTTCGACTCGGTGAGCGGCGAGCAGTGGGACGGGTGGGTGTCGACACGGGTCGAGCGTCCGAACGAGTCGTCCGCACCATACTGGTGCAGCGACGCGTCCTTCGCGCGACGGTCCAGGTCGACGAACTGCGGATCGTGCGAGACCGTACCCTCGATGTCTTCACCGGGCAGGTGCACGACCACACGATCGCCCGGAAGAAGGCGGGTGCAGCGGAGTTTCGAGACGGACGGTTTCGCGTCCGTCTTCGGGGGCATCGAGTCCTTGCCCATCAGGAGTTGTCGATCCGGATGATGGCGTACGGGTGCCCGTACTGCGCCGACATGCGGCCCTTGCATTGGTATTCGAGCTCGTCGGCGCGAGACAAGACGGCATTCAGCCCGTCGACACCTCCCTCACCGAAGTATCGAATCTTGAAAGGCTTTCGCTGCACGTTGAGGAGGCCGCCAAGGGCCGTGTCCTCGTTCGAGTCGCAGACGATGTAATAGGTCGTGTCGGACCCCGTCACCGTCTCCTTCTTGAAGTTGACCTGCCCCTGCAGCGTGCCCGACGCCACCACGAAGGGAATCTGCGCGTTGTACGTGACAGCCGCCCCGAACTCCTGCGCAATGATGGGCGTGCCAAGCCCCCATCCCGTGATGAGCTTCTCGACGTCGCCCGACCCTGCGCCGCCTGATGCCGCTTGCGCGATCGTCTTGGCGTTGAGGAGCTGGCGCAGTCTGGGAGCCATCCGCGGCGGGATGATGATGTACAGCGGCCTCAGGAATCGCGGGTCAATGCCGTTCGGCATCTTCCACGACGCGATATAGGCGATCGCCTTGCCGAGATTCGTAAGCGCAACGTCGACCGTGACGGAGTCGTCAATCGGAAGCGCACCGGGGTAGTATTGATTACCGGAGGGCGTCGAAACAGTGACCGCGGACCCGTGCAACCAATTGTAGTAGCCACCGAGCGTCGTCCTAAATGGGTTGTAGTAGTGACCCATTGAGTACGTGCCTGCGGGATTCGGGTTCCCCGTCGCGACGGTCGTGTCCATGAAGAACGGGAGACCGTCGTACGCCGTAGCGGATCCATCCGTATTCGCACCGTTCAGGACCAGCTGCGCGGCGAGCCTCTGCGGGTAGTATGCGATGTCGGAGCCGATGTTCTCGCTCCACTTCGAGAGCTCGTTTAGCCCTGTACCGTCGAGGTCCTCGAGCTGGTCGACTTGGACCTTGATGCCCTTGCCGTGCTTGAAGGTCGGATACTCGGCCGACTGAGTCACCATGTTCTCGAATTTCATCGATCCCGAACCGCTTGGACCGATCGGCTCGATCGTCGCGGTGTCAAGGAACCACGTTACACGCTCAGTCTTTCCCTCGATCGGCGTGAGCCGCATCAAGCGATTGACCCACATATTCTCCCCTGACAGCCGCTTGGTGTAGGAGTGTTCGGTGATCGCCTTCATTCGGCGCTCGTACTGCATGACGAACTGCGGTGTTACATCAGACATCGAAGTATCCTTTCTTTATTCCGCAGTCGTCAGACAGCCGGGGATTGAACGAGGACGCCCTTTTGTGGGTCGAGTTTCCACACGCGACCGGCCGAGGAGTTGCCGGTCGCCTGCACGGAGTGGTCGTCGAGGACGTAGGCATTTGCGTAGAGAGCCGTGACCGCCGCGCCGCCGGTGGCGTTGTCCAGCCACTGGCACGCAACTTCTCGGTCGAGCTCGACGAGGCAGTAGATGCCGCCCGACGTGCCCCCCGAGTTGTTGACTGACTCGGCGGCGATACCGACGGGGATCAGCGTCGTGGACGTCGCATTACCGATGGTCGCCACGTTGTTCGTGGTGTCGAGGTAGATGCGGGCGCCCTGCCACACCTGGACGGCGGCAATGGGGAGCGCCTCGTTCTTCAGGGTCTCGAGGATCGGCTGACGCGGTTGGGTGAGAGCGCTCACGATGCACCTCCGGCGGACTGCAGTTTCTTCAGGTGGTCACGTGCCTGTTCAGGGGTCATCGGGCCCAACGTCAGGGCACCCCCCTCGTGCGAGATACCGGCGAGCGGCGACTCGCCACCCATCCTCGCGGAGATGGCTTTGGCAGTTTGCTCGTCGACGAAGTCAGCAGAATCGTCGTTGTTCTGTCCTTTGCCGCGCGTGGGTGCGGACGCGAGCGCCATTGCGGGTCGACCGATTCGCTCCCACGTCTCGCAGGCTGCCTTGACCTCTGCGATCGGAAGCAGGTCTAGCGTCCTTCGCTGCGCCGCCGTGAAGTCAGGACGCGTCGAGTAGAGCGCGGCGCGGGCCTCGCCCTCTTCCTTGGCGAGCAGCTTCGTCTCCAGAGCATGGTGTGACGCTGCGAGCTTCGCGAACTCCGACGCGCTGACGGTCGCGACGAATGCCTTCGCGGACGCCCCCTCTTCCTTCTTCGGTTCCTCGGCGGCGGCTTTGCCCTCTTCCTTCTTCGGTTCCTCCTTGGCCGGCGCCTTCTCCTTGTCGGTCTCTTCGTCGCCAAAGGCCGCCTCAAAGGCTTTTTCCATCGCTCCGAAAAAGGCCTTGCGAGCCGCCGCCTTCTTATCGACTTTTTCTTCCTCAGCCATGGTCTTCTCCTTGGCCGGTGCGGCTGGTGCCGTGGCCTTGTCTGCACTCGCCGCCATGGCGAGCACGTCACTCCAGCTTCCAACCGCATCGGCGAGGCCGACGCTGACAGCCTCTTTGCCGAGGAAGCTCGCGCCCTCGAGCGCACGCAGGTCATCGGCGGTGATGCCTGGACGCATCTCGGCAACGAGGTCGAAAAATAGGCTCGCGTGGCCGTCGACTCGCTTCTGCACTTCGACGACAGCGTCCTCGGTTGTCGTCGTGTGAGGGTTCCCGTCCAGCTTTCGCGCACCGCTCGAGACCATCGTGATCGTGAGACCCATCGCGCGATCGGCTGCGGTCGCATCGACGATGGGCTGAAATATTCCAACGCTGCCAACGAGACTCGCGGGCGGCGTGACGATGACGGACGCGGCTGTCGAGAGCGCGTAGGCCGCGCTGCACGCCATGCCGTCCACAAAGGCAAAGAGAGGCTTCCCCGCGGCGGCGCACGTCGCGCGGATCTCGCGCGCGCACTCGATCATGCCAAGAACGTCACCGCCTGGGGAGTCGATCCGAAGAACGACCGCCTTCGACGACGATGCCGTGGCGGCCTCTACTCGCCTCGCGATGTCGTCGTAGTTGTCCCAGCCTCGACCGTTGTGTTGAACAACGGGCCCCACGATATCCACGACGGCGGCGGATCCGCATTGTTCGAAGAGCGCGGGAGCACCGTCCGAAGAGATGACGATCATGCCGGGAGCGAAGCTCGCCCCGTAGGCTGAGGCCATGAGCGCCAGTGGGTCCGAGCCCGTAGGGCGGTAGGGAAGCACTTTCCTCACGCCGCCTCCGAGAGCTTGTCCGTGGAGACGGGCGGCTGGACAGCGCGGGCACGCGCGGCCGCGAGTTCGTCCAGCGAAGTGTCCTCGTCGTAGCCGTCAACGAGCCCACCTCGGACGGGGACATCGAAGCGGACCAGGATCTCGGTGACGTCGATCTCGATGGCGTTGCCGTCCTTGTCGGTGGCAGCCGGACGCGTAATCGTCCCGGTCACCTGGTCCACGACCGGGGCGAGAGCGTCTTTCAGGCTCTTGATCGCTCCGGCGGCTCCCGTGAGGGACGAAGCGGCGATGACGAGATCCTTCGGCGTGGCCGTGTTCCACTCGACGCACGGGCACGTCGCGATGATGCCGATGCCTTTGCGCTGCGTCGCGTAGGCTGGGAGGATCTGAGTGTTGACCGTGTAGGCAAGTCCGTCGCCGGTGTCCTGTACGAGGTCGGATCGGATTGACTTGAATGCGTCGGCATTCTGAAAACCCGCACCGCCGTCCGTCGTGACCGACTGCCCCGAAAGACAGATCGTGTACTCCTTGTCGCTCGTATCGATGACGTGCTGGAAGACCTCGATGCCCGTCCCCTTTGACTCGATCAGCTTCACGTCCCAACCGACGGGCAGCGAAAAGACGGTGTCAGTGGCCCACGCCATGACGCGTCGGAAGAAGCCCTGACGCTGCTCGTCGTTCGCGCCGATGGGAGCGATCGCGACGCGGGCGGGGTTCGCGAGCTTGGCCGCGTAATTCGATCGATTGAGGAGCGCGTGCTCCTTGTTGATGAAACTTCGACCTAGCGCGGGCCAGGCCGCGGACTGCCACGGAGCGATGCGCCCGCCGCTTATGTGGAGCACCCATCGGCCATCGCCCGGGGTGATCGGCAGAAGGCCCGCCGAGGACTCGTAATACCAGCGGTTCTCCGTCCAGCGGTATTGCAGATACTCGGGGTCGAGGCGGATCAGGATCGGGTAGTCGCGACCCTCCACCGGCACGAGTTCGCCGACCCCAACACCGAGCACGATGCCGTCGGCCGCAAGCCTTGCGAGCTCACCGGGAGGGCACATGTCATCGAAGACGGACCGCGTCCCGTTTTTTGCGCGGAGCTCCTGACAAAGCTCGGCATCGCCATAAAACCGCTTCGGCAGCCGAACAAGGCCGGACGTTCGGGTGCCGAGGAGCCCCGCGAGCACCCCGTCTCGCTGCATGGCGCGATAGAGTTGAGATGCGCTCGCCAGCATGCCGGCATCGGCCTGACGCTGGGCACGTTCGAGGTCGTCGAGGTACCAGCGAAGACGAGTCGTCGGCCAAAGCTGAATCTGTCCGCCAAGGTTTTTGCGGATTCGTTCAACGGACTTCGAGTCGATCGTCGGCCCGTTCTTAGGGTCAGCCGGCTGGTAGGCAGACACACCCAGAAGGGTGCGCGCGATAGCTCGGAGATCCACGCTTGTGGCGTATCGCCACGGCCGTCAACTCGGAGTTACATTCAGCGCTTAGCCCATTCCCTACATGGTATCCCGATCTCGCGCTCGATGATGATGGCGAGGTCGAGGGAGGGACGCCGTTCCCCACTCGCGAGCTGAGAAACGTGCTGTCTCGTCACCTTGATCGCCTGAATCATTTCGGCGGTCGATATCTGAAGAACGGCGGCTGCAAATCGTTTGCGACCTTCGGTGATCATCCTGCCAGAGGCGTCTCGCTTCACGAAACCTTCACCGAGCCGAAGTCGGCGACGCGTCCCCCATACCGGTGACTGCCGTGGTGACCGACCGGAGAGCCGGCGCCGAGGTACATCCAGATCGTGCCGTCGAGATCGCGCCATCGTCGGCAGAACGAGAGGTCCTCGGACAGGAGGTCTCGTCCCGCGGCAATCATCAGCTGAAAGAGGGCGACCGTGGGCCGAGGCGGGCGCCCTCGACCCGGCCGATCGTAAAAGAGCAGCTCACTCTCGTAGACGTTGCACATCTTGACGAGCATCGACCGCGTGAGGAGCGCCATCCCGAGACCTATGGCCCCGATCTGATGCAGCATATGGCGTTCGTCTTCTTCGGCCCGTGGCTCGGGGTCATCGATCATGTGAATCGGGTACGCCACGGGAAGGAGCGACGCAGCCGACTGCCTTGGACCCTCGACGAGCATCGCGCGCGCATCGTTTACCTCGGGCAGCTTCCGCCGGTACGGGGCGGCCACGAAGTCGCGGTCGGCCGCGATCATGCCGTCCACGACTTCGCGTCGGAAGTCGACGTCGGCGTCGATGAACAGCAGGTGACTGCAGTCTGTCTCCAAGAAGTCTGCGACGTACCGGCTACGGATCCTGACGAGGTCGCCGTCGTACATATCCGTCGGCATGTGAAACTCGTGCTTCGACGAGAGCAGTAGATGCATCATCGAGAACGCATAAGCCGCGTGGACGGTGCTGTCCTGACTTGGGGTGGCGATGAAGAGTTTCAAGCGTCCACCTTTCTTTGATCGCTGTCGATAGAGTGACCGAGCGACCTACGAATCGCATCGCGGAGACGTCGGTTCGCTGCGGCGTAGCTTGCCTTTTGCTCGTCGCGCTCGACCTCGGATGGGTGCGGTCGGTCTGGAAGCAGAATGTACGGTGGCGAGGCATCTCGCTTCTCCTCGCCTCGGTAGAAGACGTCGATCGACTTTGCGTACGCCACGAGCGCCTCGACGACCGCGTCCGGGATCCGGTTCCTCCCTTCGGGCGTGACCTCTTCAAGCTCCGGCGCCGTCGTCGCGCCAACACTACGCAACCGATCCTTCGTAATCTCTCTCATCGGTCTCCTCCAATCCCCACGCCCATCGCGCCGAGAGCCAGCTCGGCGACGCAAAGCCTGCACATCCTTGACCCTCTGCCGTTTGAGATCTGCGCTGCACGCGTCGAACACCACGAGCAGATGCCAGGGGGCGGCAGTTCGAGAAGCGGCGGGTTCCCGTTATTCGCCCAGAACAGCGTGCTTTCCAGCTGTAGACTATCGAACCCGTGCCACGTCACCGTCGCGCGACGGTGCGTGTGGTCGTCATTTCCGTAGGTGCTCTCGACGCTCACGTCGTGGTCGACCAGCGTCGGCACCGGATGAATCGTCACGCGACCCGTGTCGACCACAAACGAGTTCAGTAGCTGGTCCTCGTTCTCAGCCTTGACGCGTTCGGGGTAGACGTCCTGCCACGCGATGAACTCTCCGAGCGTCTCGCGGTCGAGAAGGTACGCCCACCCTACGAGATGGCTCCGCGTCGCGTAAAACCGGTGACCCTGTCGTCGAATCTCTGGGCCGCTCGGGTGCACGGCGGAGAGGCCAAGTACGATGCGCTTCGGGAGCGAAGACAGCATCGCGCGAAGGGCCGGCCAGATGTTGGGAGCTACGACGGTGTCGTCTTGGAGCGTGAGGAAGTAATCGGCCCCGCTCTCGAGTCCCCACTTCCACATTTTTCGGGGCCAAACCTTATTCGACTCACGATCTGAGAATTGACGCCAGTCGATGGCATCGCTGCGCAGCTTCTCGCCACCGGGCGCGATCTGCTCCCATAGTCTTCGATAGCTCTCTGCGCGCGCAGGTATCCACGGGCAGTGAGGAAGTCCCAGTGCAATTGACTTCATCGTCTCTCCGGGGCGGAGTTCACGTCGGCACCCAGTGACGCCATACGACGCCGCGTACTTCGACAGCGTCGCCGAACGTTTCCTTGACCGCCTGGACAACACCGGGGAACTCGCGCGACTCGTAGTCGTGGCCCGCGATCATTCCGCCCCGCCTCACCTTCGGAAGCCACGCCGCGATGTCGGCTCGGACGTGCTCGTAACGGTGGTCGGCGTCGATGAATACGGCATCGACGCTCCCATCATCGAACGTTTGCGCCACCGTGGTCGACTCCCCCTGCACAATGCGCATGTGGCGATCTGGCCCGTGAAGCTCGAGGTTCGTGCGGAAGCTCTCGATCGGGCTGCCGTAGCTCTGCATGCGTTCGAAGACGGACGGATGCAGGTTGTCGCCTCCCATGTGCTCAGACCACAAGTCGACCGCCACGATGTCGACGCGCCTCCGGACGACCGAACCCAGGAACGCGAACGATCGCCCGTACGCGCAACCCACCTCCACGATCGTCCCTCGATCGATGTCGTTCGCCCATTCGCTATACAGGGCGAGCGTGTCCTTGCACGTCCACCCGGGTATGTCCTGCCATGTCATCGTCGAAACCCTCCTCCGCTCGCGTAGGGGTCCAGTCCCCGGCCGCGGCCTACTTCGTTTTCGTAAATGTCATTTGACGGTTGCTGCCGCTGGGCATGAGGATCGTCGGCCGTCCACCCGCGTTTCTCGTAAACGGCGAGAGCGAGTGCGTCGAAGGTGTCCGGCGAACGACCGATGCGGTCACGGATCTCGCTCTTGGCCGTCGCGCGAATTCGACCGTCAGGCATTGAGATCCACGTGGGTTCGTAGAGCTCGATCTCTAGCTTGTCGTCCTTGGGGATGGCGCCATCTTGCATCCACCCACCAAGCGTCCAGATCAGTTCATCGCGCACGCGTTCGAACTTCGACGGGTCCCGTACATACTTCGACGATGACCGGATCTGGACGACCTCGAACGCGTTGCCAGGGTCACGTAGACGACGCTCCTCGGCCTCGGAACGAAGCCGGCCAAGGAGCTCGGACCCGATGAGCCCTTCCGCGTCCACGTGAACCGATGGCGTCTCGCCGCTCTGCCGGTGCTGAGCGATGAACGTTGTCGTCGTCTGGACAATCGCGTCGACGGATTGACCACGAAGCCGAAATACCTGGATGCACTGGTTTCCCCTCACGGCTGCCCATGCTGTTTCGTCTCCCTTGTCTCCGGGACCGGCAGGGTCAAGCCCGATCACGAGACGACCGGCCGCTTCCTGCGGCGCGAACCGGAGTTTCGCCTCGTCGATAAGCGCCATTGGGATGCATCGGCCCGTCTCGTTTCGCAGGAACTCCCCGAGCACGCGGACAATGAAGAACGGGTTATCCTCGCCGCCGTAGTATTGTCTCGCATCCTCAACGCGAGCGGCGTTGACGGTGAACGGGACGACGATACCCGTCTCGCGTTGCCACCGTATGATGTCGAGCGCCGAGACGTGGAACGTCTGCCACTGATCCCTCAGACGGTTGAACGCCTCGTAGAACGGTCCGGAGCATCGAGTAGGGTTTCCGGTGAGTACGATCGTCCCGCCACCCATCGCGTTTCCCGACAATACCTCGGCCTTGTTCGAGGGGAGCGCCGATGCTTCGTCGATGATGAAGAGCATTCGACCGGACAACCCTGCGACCGACTCGATCTCGCGACCGGTGATGCCACGGATCTCCCTCCCGCCGTCCGTCGACACAAATCCACCCGACGGGGCCTTCGCCAGCACACCATCGACGTCCGTCCCAAACTCCTTCGCCCGACGGAGCACCGCCGCCAGCTCTCGCCACAGCACCGCCTTCGTCTGGTCTTCGATGGCAGCCGTCACAAACACGCGTGCATCTGGGAAGCACTCGTAGAACCACATCGCCGACAGAATGGTCGTCAGCGACTTGCCGGCCTTCTGACACGACCGGACCGCGATGCGCGGCGGCTTGTCCCCCCAGACCCCAGCGCATACCGCGCGCAAGATCGTCTCTTGGTGGGGCATTAGAACTTGGACACCAAGCCGCTGCTTCGCGTATCCGACCGGGTCCCGATCCCATCGCTTCAAGGGATAGTCGATGCGGTTACGAACCAGGTTCAGCGCGCGTACCGCCTTCCCGATCTCACCGGCAACAGTGACGGCGCGAGACGTGTTTGCGGTCATGACCCGTTGAACTCCCTGTCCACGGCCTCGATGCATGCGTCGCACGTGAGGCAGCGCATCAGCCGATCGAGGGCTCGACGAAACGGAGCGCTCCTCGCAACGGTCGCGTCACTGAGTTCCCCCTCGCCACGATGCTCCCTGAGTTGAGCCAGCGCCTGCCGGTACGTGGACGAAAGGCTGGCGCGGGTGGACATCGACTCACCCTTCGCAATGGCGGCGTCGAGCTCGCTCTTCGCACGAGCCGCGTAGAGCTCGCACTCGTGCTCGGTTGAGCCCAGGAGGGCGACGCCCGGGAGCTCTACCGTAACATTCGCCTCAGGACGCGCCGGTTGGCCCGAAACAGTCAAGGGTGAGTCCGGCGTCTGAAACTTCGTCCTAGGCCCGCTTCCGGCGGAGGAACGGTGCTTCCTGGACCTGAGCGTCGACGGCTTCGGGTTCGCGACCGGCAGCCGACCCATCAGGACACCCGTGAACGTTGCAAATGAAGTGCAACTGGAACCGGTCGAGTTTGGAAGTCGGTTCCGCTAG